TTTTTATTAACACCCATTTCAGAAATAAGAATCAGTCTGACACTGTTGCCATGTAGGAGGAGTACCAAGCCATTTAGGATAATGCCTTTGCCTATCAAAATGGTTGAGTTCCAACAAATACTCACGAGTAGGAAATCCAGTAGGAGATATATTCCAATTTATCTTACGTAAGTATTTATCATCTGCTTTTATCCATTCTTCTAAATGCTCATCTATAAACTGCGTACCCATTAGATTGGATCCCATTGCATACATACGCTTGAATAAAAAATACAACATCTCATACGCAATAGGGTCAACCCCCAATGTATCATAAACAAGTCCTATCATCCTCGCCATTTGCATATATATCGGTGCAGCTCTACTTTTAGGTACGCCTACTCTCCACTTATACTGGTCCAATGGCCGATATGGGACAACCAATGCTACTTTCGGATCGATCTGTCTCAGATTAAAATTATTCGAATCAATAAATAACCTTTTCAAGTAAGAGGGCCCCTTTACAACCAATCCATGTACATTATTATTGCGAACGGTATAATGAGTCAACAATGTGGAAAAATACTCAAAGTTTTTCATTTCAACATTATGATACACTTTAATGTATTCAGCAAACCCTTTCACATTTATTATTCCTGAGATACTCTTACGATATTGCATCAAGAAATCATCTCCGTACACAAAGATTCCTATTTGCCGATATGCCAAATGTCTCCATATCAATCTTCTCACCTCCACACTACTTGTTCTCATAGTGTGAAACACATAAGAAAGAAAATACACATTTGCTACTACCCAAGAATCTCCATGTGATGTCTCCAACGATCCGCTAGGCATTACTCCAAGCAATAAAATAAAATCCTCTATCCAGCGCACAACTTTCCCTGCCAAATGCTCTGAACATGCTTCCAACAAATACTGAAACATTCTATAATGTGGATCAGAGTTATCCCTTTCTATCCATACTTGAGCAAACATCATATACAGGACAAGATTTACAGCTGTTATCGAAGTATCCAATGATTTAATATCACCTGATGCTATTATATATTCACCTTCAGACAACTTACGATAAGTACAATTCACAGAAGTAGGGGAGTCACCTTCCAGTGACACACGCTCATATCTATCCATTTTATCTCCATTAAGCGCCTGATACAACATGTATGCTCCTCCTTTTGTCCACGTCATCCCTATTGATATATTTACTGACATGTGAGTAGGCAATCCATATTCATTAGTGCCATTTCCTCCATATATATCTTTACAATCAGGATAATAGGTTTGTTCCATTTTTCTCCTCGTAGCAAACAACTGATGAAGAATAGAATCATTCGACCCAAAAAATAATCTCCCTTTCAGAAACATTAGCTTAACTGCTTCAGCCATCATTTCACCAAGATCCAAAGCACTTAGATCTTGATCTTTAATGGCCATTGTTGTTATATGCTGAGGCAAATGTTTTTCTATCGGAACTTCTCCTTCTGCTGTATCAGTGTACGCTATCATTATCG